CAGCGCAGATCACAGACGATGAGCAGTTTCAGTACGCGCTGGCTACCGATTTCGGAAACGTCATCGCCTACGGCGATCTGATCGCTGAACAGCCTGTTTCGGCTGATGATTTAGATGGCGAATATGCGCAGCTGACCAAAATCACGGAGCAATATACCATGCACACGCGCGTTGTAACCTCTACGGACGGAAAGGGTCACACATACACTCGCACCGAGGTGTATTGGACTTGGGACGAGATTGACCGGGAGAAAGACAGCACAGAAACATACATGTTCATGGGTGCATCATTCCCGGCGGATAAGTTTTCCGTTACAGCGCACCAACAGGGCGATACAATCTATGACAGTAGGCTTGTGCGGCATTATTACGAAGCTGTGGATGCAAATATGGTTGGCAGTATACATACGCAAATTAAAGATCATATGATTGCAGACAACAACAGGTTTTATACGGACGCAGAACCACAGGCGATTGTAAACCTTGCTATAAGACAAGGTAATATTGCTATCATCTTGTTCGGTGTATTATGGATTGCTCTGACCGGTGGCGCGGTATATGGTTTCTGTGCACTGGAAAACAGGTGGCTGGACGGATGATGTATAGTCCGGAAATGCGAAAATACCTGAAAGAAATCAATCGCTATTTGCTTTGGAGGTACGGAAATGGCGAAGAAAAAGAAAGTCAACCCATACCGAATACCGGCGACGCAGGGTGACATAGAAAAAGCCAAACGAGACGCCACGAACACGGCGGTTGCGTCTACATGGGCAATTATGTTTAGCGTTCTACGGGATAAAGAAGGGTACGACTATGACCGATTACGGCGGATATGGGACGAAACAAACTACCTCGCAGACAGTATCGCCCGAAAATACGTTAAAATCGACGATCTGATTGAAGAACTGCGGGAGAATGGAATAGCATTAGCATGAAAAAGAAAAGCGAATGCGCTGGGTGCGCATACTGGCGAGTACTGGGTACGAGCCAAGGGTCTAAGCTATGGGCGTGCCATTATTTGATCGACACGGGGAAATCGCGCGGATGTGAACCGGGTGTGGGTTGCGTCCGCAAGGCGGCGAGAATCAGCCGCCGTAGGCGATATACACAGCGCGGCATGGAGGAGGTAGTGGCACACGACGACTAAAGAATGGCTCAGACGAGGGATTGATCTGGAAAAATCAATCTCTGCGCTGGAAGAAGCACGAGTAAGGGCGTGGACACGGGCGACAAGCGCGACGGTGACGATCAAGGACACGCCGGGTGGCGGCGGTGACGTTACTGCAAACAAGGCTGATGCGTATCTTGCCCTGTCCGAGAAGATACAGAAGGAGCAAGAACGGCTTGCGCTGATTAAGGCTGAGATTATCAGCACCACGGCTAAGGTGCAAGATGCGGCACTGCGGGCGCTGCTGATCGAACATTATGTGAATGGTAGAACGTGGAGAGAGACCGCTGAAAAAATGAATTACAACGAAGTGCACGTTCGCGGAAAAATGCACGCACGGGCGTTGCGGGCAGTAGAACATATACGCACAGGCTGTGCATAAAGCTGTGGAAAACGGACTACACAATACTACAAAGAATGGTGATATAATGATATCGTGATAAAAGCCCTAAAGGGCGGAATCACGGAGTTTCGTTCCTCCACTTTCAGCCCGCCGAAAGGCGGGTACACGCCCGAAAGCCTGCGTGAGGGCTGACGGGTGACAAGCCTTTCTGTTTAACCCCAAACACCTACTTAAAGCGGTGGGGAGACCTGCCGCTGACCTGCTCCAAAGTCTGCATGAGGGCAGAGGAGCAAAACGCCTTTCGCGGAACGAAGGCATTGATTATCCTTTCTATTCTTTCGGCGTGCCTTTTGCGCGGCGCGCCGATATGCTCCGAAGCCTGCATGAGGGTGACGGAGTAATAACATTCACGCTAAAAAATTGAGAATGGAGTGCGGTGCCTGCGGGCAACAGACACCGCAAACATGCCCGGATGGCTGCGTGAGGCCGGACGGGTAACGTATGGAACCTTTTTAGCCAAGGGCAATATGGCGGACTTTTGGCAAGCCTTGCATGATGGACGACGTGCAAGGCAATCTGTTCCCGAAGCTGCATGAGGCAGAGGGAGCACAACGCCTCCAACGAGGACGATAATATTCTGACAGTCCGGAAAGACGGACAATCTGTTTCCGAACGCCTGTGAAGCTGCTGCAACGGCTTTGCAGAGTTCAGCGGGTGCTTGCAGGCACGCCGCAACCGGGGTCGCTCCCCGCTGTAACCTTACGAGGAAATCAGCCGGATTACAGACCGATAGCAACTGCGACACGACGGAGAGCAACGCCGAACAGCCCATAATGAGAGGGCGAGTGCTGCCCGGATAAGCACTCACACGGACTTAGTGAGCCGAGAGCAAAACAACCGGTACAAAGTTACAAAGCCGATACGGCGCTTTCGGGCGGCTAAGTACACGCCGCGAAAGAGCACCAGTCTGTTTATCTCTTGCGATAAGCATACCTAATCATCAGGACGGAACAAGCAAACTTGCGAAAGTGAGGTTATTACCTCTCTGGATTTCATACAAACCGTTCTGGACAGCGGCGCAAGCCTCGGTAAAAGCCCGACGTACAGACGCGACGATAGCGCCCATACCTCCCTGTGGAGGTATATCGGTTTGCATAGTGGCTGAAAGCGGGTGCGAGTCCTGCAAAACCGAAACAGTCGTAAATATGGTAAACCCCGCTCACCTTATGGCTTTGGTGAGCGGGGTTTGTCATAGAGAAACAAGGTATTTTATTCTTTGACGCGGCTCGGGCGGTCAATGGCGGCTACCTCGGCTGCGGTGTAAACTTCGGCACCTTCCGGCAGACCGAAAAAGATATATCCGTCATGCGCTGAGGTGATCACAGGAAAATATCTGTCTTTGTCGATTGCGCGTGCATATCGCTGGTCGATCGGCGTTCCCGGTGCGGTACAAGGAGCGGGAAATGCGTTTACTCGATCGTAAACGCCATCTTTCAAGCGGAGATAATACGCGGGATACGCGGAAGGCGTGGAGAATAACTGAACTTTCATTTCTGGTCCTCCTTCATCTGCTGTGCAATGAGTTTTTCGAGGTACTCATTAAAATTCATTTTTCGGCGTTGCGCTTCACGGCGCACGGTGTCAATGGTGGAGTTGAGCAGCGTTAGAGTAATGCGGCCGCGGCTGCCGTCCTCGGCAACCGGTCCGAAAAGTGCTTCGTACTCATCGGCCGTGAGATGTTCCTCGGCCCAGTCAGACGCTTCTTCCGGCTCGATCGGACGGAGTTCAATGCCCGGCTTGCTTTCGCCGGCCATAGAAAAACGTGCATACTGCGTTTGTGCGCCGCCCTGGCCGATCAGAAAGAATTCGCCGCTTCGCTTCTGGTAGAGTTCTTCCTTTTCCCAGAAGTCTGAGTTTTCCGGCTCGTTGGCTTCCCAGGTGCCAACTAGCTTCGCGGTCTCTGTGTTGTAGCGCTTGCCGCGGATTACTTTATTCATTGTTGGGTGCTCCTTTCGAGATTAGAAAATACTCTGATAGTCGTAAAAGTTCAGCGCTTCGGCGATCTTCTCGCGGTAATTCTCGCCTGCCTCGTAGGCGGTGATCTTACCAGCTTCGATTTGCTGCAAGGTTTGCAGCTGGATGCCGGTCACGTCTGCAAGCTGCTGCTGGGTTAAGCCTGCGGCTTCGCGGATATCTGCAACGGAGATTTTGCCTTTTGGCCATTTATCGCCGTGTGCCTTATCCATGACCTCGCCGACCTTGTAAATATGGGCGCGTTCCGTGTGTCGGCCGCCGTCCTCGTTCGGGATGGAGAAAAAGATACCGGAATCAATCGCGGCATCGAATGCGGCTTCGAGGTTTTCGCCGTGCTCGCGCAGGCTGGCAGGCTTGCCGACAGTGACAGGCACTAAGCAAAGATTGCCGTCGTGCGCGTCGTAGTCGCCGTAGTATTCCATTCCCGTGCTATGATAGCCGCCGAAATTGCAGCGGCCGTAATGCACACCTTCCGGTATCTCGATAAGGACACGCCGCAAGGCAATAGAGCCGCCGTAGGTGCTCCAACCAAGTCTACCGACCTGACGGTCGGATTCCACGCTGTCCTCGGTAACGACAAAAGCGTCATATTTTTTGACGGGATAGTTCGGCGTGGATTTTGCTTCGTCGAGGCGTTCGGCTGGCTCGCAGAACAGAGTGAGAGTTGCTAACATAATAATTACCTCCTGCTTTATTCCTTAGTTCTTTCCGTATTTATAGTATAGTGAACTTTTGCGCGAAAGTCAATACTCTTGTGCGAAAGTTAATACTTTTGTGTAAAAGTCTTTTTGATATGTTCCGCCGCGGGTGCGTGAGCCGGGCGGGAGAGAGGGAGCGGTGAGGCTCCCTTAGTCAATCTGGCAGTATGTGAGAGCATCATAGCCCATGTCGGCAAGCGCCTTGGTCATAGCCTCGGCTGCGGTCTCGCGCTTGATTGCTGCGTTGGTTTCTCGGTTAGTTAACATATTGATTACTTCCTTTCGGTGTTCGTTTTCTTTACTGTGACTATAGTATAATATATTTGCGCAATTATAGCAATAGACAAAATAACTATATTTGCGCAAGTATATTTGTAGGTTATGTATATTTACACAAACATATCCGAGGCGTATAATAGCTATCGTTAGGAGGTGCTGTTATATGCCATCCAGCAAGGCGCAGCAGAAAGCAACCAATAAGTACATCAACAAGGCTTATGACCGAGTTAATTTGACCCTGCCGAAAGGCAAGAAAGAAGAGATCAAATCCCATGTGGAAGGCCGGAGCGAAAGCGTGAATGGCTTTATCGCCCGTGCGATTGATTGCCAGATGGAGCGAGACAAAGAGGAGGACAAAGCGTAGTGTATGATAGAGTAGATGCAAGCAGCGGCGAGAGCCTGTGCCGTACTATGGCAGAGGAATGCGATACCGCGATCTTAGCATTTTCCACAGGTAAGGACAGCATTGCAGCGTGGTTGCAGCTGAGGAAGTATTTCGAGCATGTAATCCCGTATTATTGTTACACTGTGCCGGGTCTGGAATTCGTCGAAAACAGCCTCGCATACTATGAGGATTTTTTTGGCACTCACATTTACAGGCTGCCGCACAGATCACTGTACCGGCTGCTGCGAAATCTGGTCTTCCAATCGCCGGAGCATGTAACCAAGATCGAGGCGCTGGACTTGCCGGGCGAAGAATATGACGATGCCGAAATTGGCGAGATCATCCGCGAATGCAAGCGCCTGCCGGAATGCGTATACACTGCGACCGGCGTTAGAATGGCAGACAGTCCTATGCGGCGTATCGCCATGAAAACACATGGAGCGATCAACCACAATGCAAAGCGGTTCTATCCGGTGTTCGACTGGGTAAAGGCCGACCTGCTGCGCGAATTTGATGCAAGCGGTGTTCGGCTGCCGGTAGACTATAAGCTGTTCGGCAGAACGTTCGATGGTATTGATTATCGGTTCTTGAAGCCGATCAAGGAGAATTTCCCGCGAGACTATGAGAAGATTATCACATGGTTCCCGCTGGCAGAGTTGGAGTTATTCAGGAGGGGCGAACTGTAATGGGATATTGGAACGACGACGAAGTTAAGGAAACAAAAGATGATCACATTGAATTAGAGCAGCTCGAAAGCGAGTGCCTCGATGAACTGGGAGACGTAGAAAAGAGTTTCCGTGAGCGCATGGGCGCTGAGAACAAGCGATTCCGCGATATGTGCGACACTGAATATTGGTGTTGTATCTGCTTTACCAGCAGAGCGCAGAAAGAGGAATTTCTCGCATCCCTCGAATTCGACACTGACCTAAAGTATATCGAAGGCAAGGAATTCGCGCGGGCTGTCAAGCGTCCGATTAAGACCGAAGATATGAAGTTTGCGCGAATCGGCAAAGGCTCAAAAGAATATTTGAGCAAAATCATTGGTGAATAAATATAACGGAAAGGATTATCTGCGAAAGATAGTCCTTTTTGTATATTTGGAAGGAGGTGAAAAGTATGGGTGGTTATGGCAGTGGTAGACTGGCAAACCGTGGTCGTTCCGGCCGCGCTCGTCGCCGTAGTGTAGCGGTTGGCCGTCGTGCGGCTGGCGCTCGTGGCGCTCGTTCGTCCTCGACCTAAGAAAACGCAACTCAACAGACAAAGCACCGAGACTTTCCCGGTGCTTTTCTATTGGGTGAAAGGAGGTTAGGAAATGCCGAGAGGCAGACCGAAGAAAGTAATTGATCTTGAAGCCGTCGAAGAACTTGCCGCAGAGGGCAACACTCAAGCGGACATTGCGGACGCTCTGGACTTTGCGAGAGGAAACTTTCTGAATCGCAAGGACGTAAGGGCGGCTTATGTGCGCGGCGTGTCACAGATGCGCTTGCGTTTGAGGCACTGGCAGGTTCAAGCGGCGAAAAGTGGCAACATACAAATGCTGATCTGGTTAGGTAGGCAGTACCTCGGGCAGAGCGATACCCCTGCGCCGATGGAAAGCGACAACGACAACGGCGTGCAGCCGCTCGTTGATATGCTGATGAAGCCCGCACCGGACAGAGATATAAAGGATTTTGAAGATGGATAATATCCCCGCACCGTTCACGAAAAAACAAGTGGATTATTTCTATAAATCCCTTCATAGCTGGTTCAACGTGGCCGAGGGCGGCAAGCGTGGCGGTAAGAACGTGTTACAAACAACGGCGTTCTGCGCTCGATTGGAAAAGCACCCAAACAGATTCCACCTCATTGCAGGCGTTTCTACTGCGTCGGCAATGCTTAATATCATCGACTGCGACGGTTACGGCATGATTAACTATTTCGGCAAGCAGAATTGCCGGGTAGGTAAGTACCAGAACCGAGACTGCATCTACGTCAAGACGCGGAACGGCGCTGAGAAGATCGTGCTTGTATCCGGCGGTCGTAAAGACGGCGACGAGAAGAACATTAAGGGCAACACTTACGGCCTTGCGTATATCACCGAGGCAAACGAGTGTCACCCCAAGTTTGTGCAGGAAGTCTTTGACCGTACCATGACGAGCGGCGACCGTGGTATTTATCACGATCTTAACCCGAAGGGCGAGAACCACCCGTACTACACGGACGTGCTCAACTTCCATATGGAGAAGCAGCGGGAGAACCCAAACTACGGTTTCAACTACGGACATTTCACCATTGCAGACAACCTTTCTGTATCGGATGAACGCTTGAAAGAAATCCTTGCGACATACGACCGCAAGAGCATCTGGTATCAGCGTGATATCCTCGGTATGCGACGTGTTGCAGAAGGTCTGGTTTATCCTATGTTCTCGACCGAATTGCACGTTACGGATGGTGAAGGTTCCGGCAATCGCTGGTTTGTGTCCTGCGACTACGGCACGATTAACCCGACCGTGTTCCAGCTTTGGCGGTTTGATGAAATGACCTGCAAATCAACTTGCGTGCGTGCGTATCGGCACGACAGCCGCAAGGAGAAGAAACAGAAAACAGATGAGGAATACTACGCCGATCTTGAAACGTTCGTCGGTGGTCAGTATATCGAGGCGATCATTATTGACCCCTCGGCTGCATCGTTCAAGGAAACAATCCGCAGACACGGTAAATTCCGTGTGCGTGACGCAGACAACAGCGTGCTTGACGGTATCCGCCTGATGGGAACGCTGCTTGCCGCTGGTTATGCACAGTACAATGCAAGCTGTACCGGAGCAATCGACGAATTTGGCATGTATATGTGGGACGATAAATCCCCCGAAGATGCGGTTATCAAGGAGTTCGACCATGATATGGACGCATCACGCTATTACTTCCAGACGATAGTGCGCCGAGAGGTTAGAGCAAGGGGGCTTGTGAATGTTTGAACGGTTGAAGCAGTTAATAAAGGCGGTGAGGCAAGCAATGATTCCGGCAAACAAAATTGAAGAACTGACAGGGGCAACGGCGGTCTATGATTCCACGATGCAGTCAAACATTGACCTGTGGCGACGGATGTATATGGACGATGCCGAGTGGCTCGGTCAGCACGGCAACCGGAATGTTACGTCTTGTGGCCTACCGTCGGCTATCTGCCGAGCAGTAGCACGCCCAACCACCATTGAAAGCACCATCACTGTTGATGGCGGCGCACGAGCAGAGTTTCTGAATGAAAGCCTGCGCGGTATGATTCCACACATGCGAATTGACGTTGAAAAGGGTCTCTCGGTCGGCGGTTTCTTCTACAAGCCGTTTGTCTCAGAGAACCGTGTGCTTGTGGACTTTAACACAGTCGGCAGCGCGTACCCGGTCAGTGTGGACAGCAACGGCGAAATCACAGCGGCAGTATTCGTAGATACCAAGCGAGAAAAGAACCGATACTATACCAAATTGGAGTACCACGAACTGAAAAGCGGCGTGTACACCATCAAGAACAAGGCGTACAACTCCGACAAGAACGGTAGTATCGGCTCGGAAGTACCGCTGAATACTGTAGAGGACTGGGCACAGATTGCGCCGGAAACGACGATTCAGAACGTAGAACGTCCGCTTTTCGGCTTTTTCAAGGTGCCGATTGCAAATAACATCGAGCCGGAAAGTCCGCTCGGTGTGTCGCTTTACAGCGGCGCAGCAGTTGACCTCATCCGGCAGGCTGACCAGCAGTGGGAACGCCTTATGTGGGAATATGAAAGCGGCGAACGCCGTATCCTGATGAGCGATTCTGCGATTCCACAGCGCGTTGTAGATGAGCACGGACTATCGCACACGAACCCGCTGCTCCGTGACCGTCTGTTCCGCCGGATGCCGTTTGAAGACGTAGACTTCTATCAGGAGTTTTCACCGGAATTCCGCAACGATGCACTATACAAGGGCTTCCAAGACACCTTGAAGATGATCGAGCTGAACTGCGGCTTGTCTTTCGGAACGCTGTCTGACCCTCAGACGGTAAACGCAACTGCAACCGAGATCGTATCCAGTAAACAAACAATGTACGTCACTGTGAGGGATACGCAGGCGGCACTTGAACACGCTCTGAATGGCCTGCTGTATGGCATGGACGTTTACGCCACGCTTTACGGTCTTGCGCCTGCTGGTGATTGGGACTTGCAGTGTGATTGGGGCGACGGCGTTGTGCAGGACACCGAGAGCAAGCAGAAAGAACTTGCGGATATGCGCAATGACGTTTCTGCCGGTCTTATTCGAGGCGAGCTGTACATTGCAAAGAAGTACGGCGTAACCGAGGAAGAAGCTCGGGCAATGATGCCGAACGCTGAAAAGTTAACAGAGGGAGAGGAATAATCAAACTGTTAGCAAATCGACTTTGATAATCGCATAACCCGCTTTGATAAAGTGAATCCAGCGCCGCAAGGCGCTTTTTTCATGCCCGCAACGGCATTAAACTACGGAAATTGGCTATCCTGCAAGCCTAAAAGTGCAGGCAGATCGGTGACGGCGACCACCTAAAACGCCTAATCTGAAAGGAGTATACACATGAAGAAAGAAGAACTGTTGGAAATCGGTCTGACTGACGAACAGGCAGATAAGGTTTTTGCACTGAACGGCAAGGATGTTGAGAAGTACAAGCAGCAGGCGGCAGAAGCCAAGAAAGACGTTACCGACCTGCGCGACCAGCTCACCCAGCGCGACAAGGACATTGAGGACTTGAAGAAGAATGCGGGTGACGCGGACGATTTGAAGACCAAGCTCGACACCCTGCAGAAGAAGTACGATACCGACACCGCAGAATTCCAGAGCAAGCTCGATGCCCGCGATTATGCGGACGCAGTACGCGCCGGTATCACCGCAAAGGGCATTAAGTTTACCTCCAAGGCGGCAGAAAAGGCATTTATCGCTGACCTGACCGCAAACAAACTGGAAATGAAGGACGGTACGCTGACCGGCTTTGACGATTACTGCAAGAAGCAGCAGGAATCCGACCCGGCGGCATTTCAGAGCGAAAAACCCGCTCCGACGTTTGCAAATCCGATTCAGAATCCCGCACCGCATACGGTAAGTGCTGCCGGTCTGGCTGCACAGCGGTATTCCGCACAGTTCGCACCCAAGGGAAAGGAGTAAATAACCTATGGGCACTTATGTAAACAAAGCTGACGGTGCACGCAAGCCGTCTATCCTCGCAAGCGAAGTTGGTCTGATCACCAAGACCCGTCTCATTCCTGCAACCCTCGGCACCGCTGATGGTAATCGAAAGGTTGTTAAGCAGGGCACTATCTTCCCGCTGAACGACAACACCGCAGAGGGCATTGTGTTTGAGGATGTGGACGTAACCAACGGCGACCGTGTAGCTGCTGTTATTGTTGCTGGCCGTGTATATGCAAACCGCCTGCCCGCACAGCCGAGCGCGGACGATAGCTCCAAGACTGGCGCAAAGTCCACCCTCGAAAAGAGCGGCGTTGTTTTTGTTAACGCGCCGGAAACCACCAGAGCGTAAAGGAGTAATAACCTATGGAATTTGTAGAACTGCTGAAAGAAGCTGAACTGCTGGACTTCGGTCAGAATTTCAACATTGCACGCCCGGAGCTGTCCGGCGACCGCCTGTTCCCTGACCAGAAGACGCAGAACATCACCGCAAAGTATCTCGCTATGTCTGACAGTGCATACCTGCCGACCATGGCAACCGTGCATGCGCTCGACGCAGAGGCACAGATCGGCTCCCGCCCGACTGCAAGCATCGTAACCGTTGAGAAGCTGCTCATCAAGCGCAAGATTAACCTTTCTGAGCGTGTCCGCCTGCTCCGCAGCCACGGCGTAAGCACCAACAACGAGATTCTCGACTATATCTTTGACGATATGGCGCGTCTGGCCGAGGGTGTAAAGACCCGTACCGAGGTTGCAAAGCAGGAGCTTCTTGCAACCGGCAAGATGACCATCAACGAGAACCACGTCAATACCACTATCGACTTCGGTGTTCCGACCGACCACACGAACAAGACTTTCGACTGGTCTACCGAGGCAAAGGCAAAGACCATCCTCGACGATATTCAGGGCGTGCGCGACGCTGCTATTGCAACCGGCCGTGTACTGCGTGAGATCGTCACCAGCTCTGCTGTTCTCAGCCTGCTTGCTAAGAGCGCTGTTATCCAGAACGCGCTTTTCGGCTCTGCTTTCGCTGGTCGTCTGGCAACTCAGGACGAAATTACGAGCCTGTTCTCCCGTCTGTTCGGCATCGAGCGCATCACTGTAAACGATCAGGTTTACAACTACGAAAAGGCAGACGGCACGCTGACCACTCAGCGCTACTTCCCGAAGAACAAGATTGCGTTCCTCGCAACCATGGCAAACGGTTCGTTCGGCGCTGGTCTGTGGGGCGTAACTCCGGAAGAGGAAGCACAGGGCGCATTTACTGCTGCATCGCAGAACCAGTACATCACCATGACCCAGTGGCAGACCCCCGACCCGGTTGCAATCTGGACTAAGGCATCCGGCATGTTTATCCCGGTTCTGCCCGACCCGAACGGCCTGTACATTGCAACTGTAACCCTGCCGTCGTAAAGAAAGGAGCAATCCGCCGTGTACGCAAACTATGACTTTTACCGCACCTGCTACAAGGGTAATCTGATTGATGAGAAGGATTACGACCGCGTAGCAGGGAGAGCGGCGGATATTATCTCTTGCGCAACGCTCGGACGCTCTGACGGCGTTCTGAGCGACACTGTAATGCACCGAGTAAAACGCCTTAACTGTGCGCTGGCAGAAGTCATGCACAATCAGGAAACCGCAGAATCCGCCGTCTTTTCTACGGACGGCGGCGCGGTATCCTCTGAGAGTGTAGGCTCGTGGTCTCGCAGTTACGGCGCTAACTCTGCTATTGCTGCACAGGTGCAGAGCATTGAAGATCGGCAAAAACGACTTATCGCACAGTATTTGTGCGGTACTGGCTTACTCTATGGCGGTATCGGCTGATGAAGTATCCTATTACTCCGGAATACCTTGAAAACGCGCCTAAACCGCTTGTGAAAGCAATCCTCGCAATGGAAGATGACCTGTTGCGTGAGATTTGCTCCCGATTCAAGCTGACCGGCGAACTGAATGAGGTAACGATAAACGACATACGCACGCTGAAAGCATACGGTCTGGATATGGATACCATCGAACGGCGTATCGCAAATCATACCAAGGCCAGCACGGAGGAAGTGCAGGATGCGCTTGACCGCGTTGTAAAGCTGAACCGCGAGTATTACGGCGAGCTGTCCGACAAGGCAGGTATTACAATGCCACTCGAAATCGTGACGGCGCGAGAAATTGAACTGATTCGCAAGCAAATGCTCGATGAGTACCGCAACATTACCCGTTCTTTGGGTTTTGCTGTGCAGACGAACGGCGAAATCGTGTTCCGCCCTATCGCAAAAGCCTATCAGGCTGTGCTTGATAAGGCGGAAATGAAGGTTTACTCTGGCGGATTTACGGTGCAGCAGGCACTTGAAGATGCTGTACGGGAACTGGCTGACAGCGGTATTCGTACCGTTGATTATGCGTCCGGTTGGATGAACCATGCTGACGTTGCGGCGCGGCGCGCTATTGTAACCGGTCTGAATCAGGTTACATCCAAGTATGCCGAAGAAGCGGCGGAGGTGTTGGAAACCGACTTATACGAAGTGACCGCCCATCGTGGAGCACGCGATAAGGACAAACCGCACGTTTGGTCAAATCATAAGCGCTGGCAAGGCAAGGTATACGCCACGAAAGACGGCAGCAAGTACCCGAATATCTACAAGGTTTGCGGATTGGGACAGGTTGACGGCTTGGAGGGCGCTAACTGTAGACACCACCGGCATCCGTTTTTGGAGGGCGTTTCTGAGCGCGTCTATACGGACGATGAACTAAAGAACATCGACCTGCCGCCGTTTGAGTATCAGGGCAAGACTTACACCGCCTACGAAGCGACGCAGATGCAGCGCAAGTTGGAAACAGCTATGCGGAAGCAGACACGGCGTAGGATGGCGTTTGAAGCCGCTGGGGATACCGAGCAAGCAGACAATGCAAAGATACGTCTGCAAGCGTTACGGCGCGAATACAAGGCGTTTTCCGAAGCGGCAGAATTGCCGACACAGTTTGAAAGGGCAAAGGTGACAGCATGAAATTACCGCACACCGTGACGATCTTTCAGCCGTCCGGCCGAACAGTGCTTACAGGCGTGTTGCTGGAAAGCACCAGAGGCACAGCGGCAACGAAAACCGCACTCAACAGCGCGGATTCCGTCACGCTGCATATCCCTCTGCCGTGCGAACTTACGCTATCGTCTGAAAAGGACTATTTCGCCCGTGGTGACGTTCCGGACGAGGGCAGCTACCAGAAATGCCGAGAGAAACACGAAACGTACCGTGTTACGAGCGTTTCTCGGTATGATTACGGCCTGTTGCAGCATTTGGAGGTAGGCGGACGATGATTTATTACTCCATGAAACTGCATTTGCCGAAAAATCTGCTCGATAAGCGCGTGGAAAAGGCGAACGCGTGGCTTGTTGAGGAGATCATCAAGGACACCGACCCGTTTGTTCCGGCGCGAACCAGAGCACTGGCAATGAACGTGCAGCGGCACGGGCATACCATCGTGTATGCCTCGCCGTATGCACGTTTTCAGTATTACGTCAAGGTGATGATCGACCCGGCAACAGGAAGCACATTCGCGCCTAAGGGCGTGCGCAAGGTGTTGACCGATCGCGACCTTCAATACAGTAAGGCGGTGCACAAACACGCGCAATCGCACTGGTTTGAGGCAAGCCGCGCGGTGAACGAGGGACACTGGAGGGAAGGAGTGCGCAAGATTTTGACCGATGAGTGAGAAATTGAACACGGTAACAGCTCGTGAACAAGACGGTGTTTCACGGGCTGTTCTTTTATGGCTGAAAGGCTATGCTCCCGAAATCGAGTTTGAATATCTCCCGCCGGAACGGTCAGGCATGATGCTTACCAGTGTACAGAGCGCGTATAAAACCGCACAGTATATTGACGGCGGATATGCTGCACAGTACCCGTTCGGCGTGATGTATCGCGCCCTGCCGACCGACAGCGAGGAACGTCTCGACGTTGAATCCTTGCTGAATGAGCTGGGAGCATGGGCGGAAGAAAACCCGCCTGATCTCGGCGAGGGAATGACCGTCACATCTGTTGAGCGAACGACCCCTGCGGGGCTTATCGCTCGATACGAAGATTTAACCGAGGATTACCAAATCCTCTTAACCATTAACTATGAAGTTGAGGTGTAAAAATGGCAACTGAAAAGATTAAACGTCCTCTGATTGCACACTTTCTGGATACTGCCGAGAAGATGGGCGAGTATTCCGCTGCAAAGTGGGCACGAATCGGTAAGAACGTAACTGAGGCATCTACGGACTACGGCGCACAGACTGAGACCGAGCAGGACATTATCTCTGATTCTGCAACTACTGAGATTACCGGCTATCAGCCGACCATGAGCGTTTCTCAGCAGTGCACCAAGGGCGACGATGTGTTTGAGTTTATCGACAAGAAGCGTCGCGCTCGTGCTACTCTGGCAGATTCCCACGCATGGCTGCTGAATGTGGACATGTGGAATGCTACCAGTGACAGCGACACTGCGACTTATGTTGCAGAGGTTCAGGAAGTATCTGTACAGGTTGATACCTACGGCGGCGCAGGCGGCGAATCTCCGACGCTGGAATATACGCTGAACTATGTAGGCGACCCGATTCCGGGCACTGTTAAGATCACCGGCGGCGCACCGGTATTCACTGCGAACGTATCCGTATAAGGAGGTAACGAGGAATGGATAGTATCCGCGTAAACAGCGGCGTAAAGGTTATTGAAGTCAACGACAAGGGAGAGACGATCTCCCTTCCGCTGTCTGATGATAGCTTTGTCAAAGGCTTTTTCGACCTGCTGAATGAAATCAAAGACAAGGCAACGGCTATTTCTGAGAAGAAAGGCGACGTTCTGGACACTCTGGACGATATCGTAGCGTTTGACAAAGACGTTAAGGACAAAATCGACGCGCTGATTGGCGAAAATACTTGCGCGAAGGTGTTTGGTGCGGTGCTTCCGTCCTCCGACCAGTTCCTTGATTTTTTCGCACAGCTTACCCCCATCATTGACAGCCACGTTGAGAAGCGTGCAGCAAACATGAGCAAGTACAGCGCGGAGCGTGTCGGCAGTGTTTAACATGCTGCTCGACCGCCTGCCAAGCTCTTACAAGGGGTATCTGATTCGCACGGATTACAGAATCGGCATTCAGATTTCCCTTGCATTGGACGACCCGGATTTAAGCGATAATGACCGTGTATGGGTGGCGTTATCCTTGCTTTACGGAGCAGGGATGCCGCCCATTGACATTGCACTGGAAGGTTTACAGTGGTTTGTTCGCTGCGGCGACGATAGAGAAATTGAACCCGGCGGTAAACGCATGATGTGGTTCGATTTCGACTCTGCACGGTTGTACGCATCGTTCCGGCAGACGTTTGGCATTGAGCTGCACAAGGTCAATCTGCACTGGTTTGAGTTTATGGCAATGATGGAAAGCCTTAACGAAGATTCTGCAATGTCTCATGCCCTGCAAATCAGAGGCACGGACACAAGCAAAATGAAGGGAAAACAGAAACAGGAATACGAACGTCTCAAACGTAATTTAACCCCTGCACCCGCACTTTCCGAGGAGGAAAAGGAAGCGATTGACGCTTTCTGGGCGCAGATCAATTAGAAAGGCGGTGAATAAATGGCGGATGGCTCTATCAGAATCGAAGCTACTGTAAGCGACGAACAAGCGAAAAAGCAGATTGCACAAATGACGAAAGACATTGAAAAACAATCAGCCGCCGTAGATAAACAAGCCGCAAAGGTACAAAAACTTGCTGAACAGTGGAACAAGGTAGCCGCTGGCGGCACGAAGGGCATTAAAATGCAAGCCGACCTTGCAGCAACGGAGAAAGAAGCCGCACGTCTGGCTGCTCGGTTGGATGAAGTAAACGCTGAGATTGAAAAGGCTCAGAGCGATTACAACACCAAACTGAAACAGGCGGCAACGGGCGCAATCCCACAGGAGGAATTCTCGGAATCGGCGAAAAAGCTGAATTCGCTTGTTGCTGAATCGGATAAATTGGGCGAAGCTCTGCGAAACGCAGATGATAAAGCGGCACAACTGAAACAACAGCTTGCCGAGATCAAGCAATCGTCCACGATGAGCAGCGCCGGTCAGAATGTACGGCAAAGCCTTGACAATGAGACGACGCAGTTAGGCAACATGAAGGCCGGGCTGAAACAGTCCAAATCGGAAATGAACGACTTCGTAAGTCAGACAAATTCCAAAATGGCTAAGCTGAAACGAGTTGTTGCGGGTTTAGGCGCTGGCTTGAAAACGTCTGTCGGCAGTCTGCAAAATTCGCTCGGCGGCAAATTGGGCGCAGCGATTGACAAACTCAAAGCCAAATTCGCCAATTTCGGACGTACCAGCCAAAAGTCCATGAAGAAAGCAACGGGCGGCGTGCAGTCGTTCGGGGTGCGTCTGCGATCTATCGTTGCGGGCGCGTTGTTCTTCAACTTGATTTCCAAAGCGCTTACGGCAATGGCTGACCGTTTGGGTAAGGCTCTGCTTGCGAACAAGACGTTTGCAAAGTCGTTCGGACAGGTGAAAAGCAACCTGCTGACGGCGTTTCAGCCTATCTATGAATCTATCATCCCGTGGCTGAATAAGTTGATGCAGGCTCTTGCACAGGTAACGGCACAGATGGCGCAGTTTATCGCGTCTGTGTTCGGTACGACCGCACAGCAGGCACAGGAAAATGCAAAGGAACTGAACAAGCAAACGGATGCACTGGATTCCACGGCATCGTCTGCGAAGAAAGCTGAAAAGGCTCTTGCATCGTTCGATACAGTCCAGAAATTAACCAATAACAGCAATAACACGACCGACCCGAGCGCACCCAAGTTTGATACGGATTATTCCGCAGTAAAAAATCAGACACCGCAATGGCTCACTGACTTCTGGAAAGTATTTCAGGATTCGTGGGCGCAGTACGGACAGCAGACTATTGAAAGCGCAAAGAACGCTCTTTCTGCGCTGAAAGACATGGTTTCCGCTATCGGTCAGTCGTTTATGGCAATCTGGACGAACGGAACCGGACTTGAAACGCTGAACAATATTCAACTGCTGTTGCAAACCATCTTCAACCTGATTACCGCCATTGCAACGGCATTTACCAATGCGTGGAACACGAACAACACGGGCGAACAGATGCTGCAATCAATCATGAACTTGCTGAACACGATCATTCAGATTATCACATCTATTGGTCAGGCGTTCATTGCGGCATGGAACGATGGTAACGCGGGACAAATCATGCTGCAAAGCATTATGACTCTCATTACCACGGTGGTTCAGGCAATTAGCGCAATCGGTCAAGCGTTTTTAGCTGCGTGGAATGATGGTAATGCCGGACAAACGATGATAAACACCTTGATACAAATGATTACGGCGGTTGTGAATCTCGTTAATTCTATCGGTCAAGCGTTTATTGCGGCGTGGTCTGACGCAGGATTAGGCGAAAGTATTTTCTCGAATATTCTTTCCATCATCACGAATATTGAGAATACGATAAAATCACTGGCTGAAAACCTGCAATCTGCGTGGGAATACAACGGGAATGGCGTAGCCATTTGGGAGAGCATCCTCAAAATCATTGATGATGTATTAGCCGGAATTGATAAAATGTCACAGGCAACGGCGGATTGGGCAAGTGGTTTGAATTTTGAACCTCTTGTCACGGCGTTTAACAATTTCATGGCAGCACTCGAACCGGTTGTAGACCTGATTGTGAACGGCCTTGCGTGGGCATGGGAGAACGTTTTACTTCCGCTTGCGAGCTGGACTATCGAAGAAGCCGCTCCGGCAATCCTCAATCTTCTTGCGGCGGCGTTGCAGGCAGTATATAAGGTAGTATCTGCGCTGGCTCCGATTCTGCAAACGATTTGGAGCATTATCAAACCTATCGTTCAGTTCATCGGTTTTTCTGTTATTTCTATTATCAAGGGACTGACAGATACCATTACGAAACTGGGCGACGCTCTTTCTTTTGTCATCAACCTGATTAGCAAAATTGGAAGTGGCATTGGAAGTGGCATTTCGTCGCTTGTTGGCGCATTGGGTGGCGGATTAAGCGCATTTTCGCTGGATTCTCCTACTGCTGCGTATGCACTTGATATCCCCGCCCTTGCAAACGGCGCGGTTATCAGTCCGAACAGTGAATTTCTCGCTCTGCTGGGCGATCAGAAAAGCGGCGTGAACATCGAAACCCCGCTGTCTACCATGATTGATGCGTTTAACGCGGCACTGGATGCACGCGGCGGCACTGGAAACAGTAGTCAGCCTATCGAGCTGTACATCGACGGCGCGAAGTTTGCACGCATTACCGGCCCGTACAACAGCGGCGAAACGCGGCGGCGCGGCGTGAGCCTTGTAACAGGAGGTGCATAAATGGAACTTACCGTAGACGGCAAGAAGTACAACGTCCTTGTTACAAGCCTTACCCGTAAATTTCAGGTGCTTGACGGCGAGAACGCAGAGCGAACGCTCAGCGGCGCAATGATTCGCGACATTATCGGTACGTTTTACAACTACGAGATTACGATTCTTCCCGCAGTTGGCAAGTACGGCGACTACGATGCGCTGTACGAGGTTCTGAGTGCACCGCAGGACAGTCACAGAATTGTTGTTCCGTATGCACAGAGCACGCTTACGTTTAACGCATATGTTACTGCTGGACAAGACAATCTCATTCGCAAGAAACCCGGAGAAGCATACTGGACGGGACTTTCCGTTCAGTTTATCGCAATGGCACCGCAAAGGACGTGACACATGGGAACCAATACAATCACATATCTTGACCGCACGTTCGATGCACACGATGTAATCAGCGGAAATGCGTACTATGCGCGTCCGCTGAACAGTGCCTCGCTGGAAATCGACACGTTTTCATTTGATGTGCAGTCGGATGATACCAGTTTAACGGAGTTTATCCGTAACACCCCACTGACTTTCTACCATGACGGAAATCAGATGGGGATTTTTTATGTGCAGACAATCTCTCGCACCTCTATCAACACTTACCACTTTACCTGCACCTCGACCGTTGGTCTGTTGGATGAAACCTACCACGACGGCGGTATTTACACCGGCGAAACCGTGCGTAAAGTCTGCACGGATATTTGCTCACCGCTGACCTGTTATGTGAAGTCCAACATTGCAAATATCAAGCTGTATGGCTGGCTGCCTATCGCAACACGGCGCGAAAACCTCGCACAAGTGCTATTTGCTATCGGCGCAACGCTGAAAGTGGACTACAATGGCGCAATCCGTATCGAGGGCTTGTGGGACGGACAGTCCAGCGAAATCACCGCAAGTGAAATGTACGCAGGCGGCTCGGTGGAGTATGCAACGCCGGTTACGGAAGTTATCGTTACTGAGCACGCCTATTCGCAGAGCACAACGGAAGTTACGGAACTGTTCAACGGCACGACCTCGGCGGGCGATAAGATCACGTTTGACGACCCGTGCTATGATCTCGAAGCCACAGGTTTTGAAATCACAGAAAGCGGCGCAAACTATGCTATCGTTACTGCCGGTTCCGGCGTGCTGAATGGCAAGAAGTACACCCATGTTACACGGCAGATTATCACCCCGACAAATACCCGCAGCCGCAGTCTGGTTGAACAGTCGGACAACACGGTAAAGGTAGAGAACGCAACGCTTGTATCTCTGGTAAACGCAAACGCTGTTGCGGAACGCCTTGCCGAATATTACAGCCACAATGAGCGCATCAACAATAAAATCGCTATCAAACGCGAAACTCCCGGCGATGTGGTGCAGATTTCGCACCCTTACGGCGGTGAAGTGACCGGATGTGTTGAAAGCGCAGACGTTACCGTGTCTGGAAAACTGGCAGCGCAGGAAAGCGTATTAGTTGGATATAAGCCGCAGGATATCGGCGAACAGGAGTATTACGATACGGTTGAGGTTCTGACCAAAGACGGGACGTGGACTGTGCCGGATGGAGTTACAAGTGTCCGTATTGTTCTGATTGGCGGCGGTGCAGGCGGCGATTCAGGCGAACGCGGTGAAAACGGCGAAAGTACAGATGAAGCTACCAATACCAACGGAACTCTACGCCCCGGAAAAGGAGGAAAAGGAGGAAAAGGAGGAACCGCAGGCAAGGGCGGAAAAATTTATACTATCGAACTGAAAGTAACTCCAAACGATCAATTCAATGCAAAAATCGGCGTTAAAGGAGTAGGCGGAGAATATACCTCTGATACTGTGAATGCAGGAACAGCTGGCACGGACACTTCTTTCGCGGGATATACATCGCAAGATGGCGCATCATCTTCTGAGGGATTTTCTGAACCGACAACGGGAATAACGTATGGTGTATGGGGAACCGATGGAATCACAGGCGCAGATGGCGGTGATGGAGGTGTTCCAAGCACCGCTGAAAAGGTGAGCGGCAATCCGGGAGGCGATGTTTTAACATATCTCGGAGGAAAGGGTGGAACTGGCGTTCGTGGAACCAAAAGAGATGGAACCGTTGTAGGCGGTTCTGGCGGTGGCGGCGGTGGCGCTGCGTATGGCATAAATGGTTCGGATGGCGGAAATGCCATTATGAGCAGTGGCGGCCTGCGAACAATTCATGGCTATACAGGAGGAAACGGTGGAACTCCAGATGCAATTATAGCACCGACTATATACGGCGCTGGTGGACACGGCGGACACGGTGGCGGTGGCGGCGGCGGTGTAGGCGCTGTAACGCTCAACGCAACTTATTCATCAGAATCTGGAGGAGCAGGCGGAGCAGGAACGAGCGGGACTGACGGTGCACCGGGTTGCGTCCTTATTTATTATCGCCTGCCTAAAGCGCTTTCTGCTTCCGGTGCAGTCCATGACAAGAACGGCAAAATCATTTCAGACAAATACGGAAGGAGGTTGGTTGTTTAATGGCTGATACTTACTATACAAGCCGTTACGGCGGTGAGGACATTGATAATGCAGTCGATAAAGTAAACGACACCTCAGCCGGAAACGATGCACTCAAAGCGGCATTAGACGCGCTGACTGCGCGTGTCGCGGCATTGGAGGGCAAGAACACATGATCTATTTCAACAACTGGGAGCTGACCGCAGATTGTGAAGTGCTTGCCCGCCAGCATGATAATCTGACGCGCTCCATCACAGTTACAGGTGATCTCCCGCCTGACTGGACGTGGGAAATGTATGTGTCAGCAGGTGGGAACATGGATATCCTGCCGATGCAGCAGGACGAAACCGGAATCTCGGTGTTGCTGACTGCGCAGAACCTTCCCGTTGCAGGTGAATATGCTTTCGAGCTGCACGGCACGCAAGGCGAGAAAACGCGCAGCACAAACAGCATCCATGCATACATCCCGCCTGCGATGAGCGGCGACGCACACTGGCCGGAAATTCCGACAGCGTTTACCGAACTTGAAAAGCGAATGCAAGCGCTTGCCAACACTTACCCGACCATTGGCGATAACGGCAACTGGGTAATTGCGGGCAAGGACACGGGCGTAAGCGCGAAGGGCTTAACTCCGTTCATCGGAGACAACGGTAACTGGTGGATTGGCGACACGGATACCGGCGTTCCGGCATCGGGCGGCGGCGGGCATGGCAACGTGTTTTCAAATGATGTTTCTGCTATTCGCGTTTTGACCCGTGCAGAGTATGACGCAATCGAAAAGCACGATGAAACTGTGCTTTATCTGATAACGGGGTGACGGAATGTATATCGGAGACAAAACCATAATCGCGTATTTCTTAGGAAAGATGGGAATTTACGAGGCGTATTTGGGCGAGGAACTGCTCTATCGCCGCAAGAGTTCCTACCTTTACCTTGAATTAAACACAAAAGGAGTGTAAAACATGGCATCTTTCTTTAACTTAACGTTGGATACGACCGCGCCTGCCGGGCTTACTCTCAAGCTGAACAACGGTGCTGCTTATGCAACCAGTACGTCAGTAACGGCTACGATTGGTCTGACGGACAGTGTAACGACCGGCTACCAGATGAAGATTTGGGGCGTAGCGGGTGCAGCAACGGAATCCGAAGCGGCATGGGCAACGTTTGTAAAGTCTAAGGCGATCACGCTGACCACTGGCGACGGTCAGAAAACCGTATCCATCAAGGTACGCGACGACGTAGGCAACGAAACCGCAACTGTTACCGCGAAGATCACGCTGGATACCGCTGTTCCGGTTGTTACGATTACCGGCCCGGACAAGAGCAAGATTTCTAAGGTGGCAACCTTCAACGTATCTGCGTTCTCGTTCTCTGCTAATGCGGACTTCGAGGAATACAAGATCAAGGTTGTTCCGAGCGAATCCAGCCTCGAAAATGCCGGTACGCAGATTCCGGTTACTGCCGGTTCTACCAACACCAGCGGTACCGCAGGCGGCTACAAGAAGGACACGGCTATCAACGTCACTATCAACGGCGCAGACCTCGAAACTGCATCTGCGGGCGACGGCGTGAAGATCGTCAAGGTGTTCGTAAAGAACGCTGCTGGTACTTGGAGCGTGGCGTAAATGGCAGCTCCGAATCTTACTTTTTCCATCACGGGAGAGAGGATTTCGGCGGTTTCTGGCTTCGACAAGGTGATTGTCGCGTTTCAGTCGGACGTTCCGTATCAGGCATTCGAGTGCCGCGCTACGAAGTCCGGCGAGGAATGGGGCAGAGGGAGAGGGGCGCTTATTGCGTCCTTCTCTCAAACCCCTGCTGCAACACAGCGACAGTTCGAGGTATACGACGATTTCTTGCTTTCCGGTGACGGCATTTACCGCATTTCCCTCTATGCACAGGGTATGGATGGAAGTTGGAACGACAACTGGGGCTTTATTCCGTCTGACAGTAACGAAACCATGCTTGACGCGGACGGAAACGAATTTCTTTGCATGAAGGAGTGATGGCATGGCTTACAATTCTTCACATACCGGCGCACAGATTGATGATGCGGTCGGTAAAGTAATTGAAAAGTCGGAAACATGGGATAACAAGCAGGACAAAATAAAGGGCAAGAAAGGGCAGTATGCAGGTTTTACAGAAGACAATGTACTTGGCGCTGTAAATGCTCCGAGTTCTGGCGGTGGTTCAATCATCACCATCACGTTTGCAAGCGATTTTGTCGGTCAGACGTGGACGCTCAAGGGCGGCAGCGAAACCTACACCGGCACGGTGGACAGCAGCAAGACGGCCACGGTAAGCGTGCTGGGCATCGGCACGACGTACACGCTGGCGTGCGTGCTGGGCGGCGTGACGTATACGGCTGAGGTGACGACCAAGGACTACTACACGGCGCTTGCAGTAACGCTTGAGAAATTCCAGTCCACAATTACCGTAACCGTAGACAGTGGTTCAACGGTAACGGCTACGCTCGGTAGTACGGTACTGACCAAGACAAGCAATGGTACGGCGGTATTTACCATCGGCAAGGCGGGTACGTGGACGATTAAGGCTACCAAGGGTGACCAGACCGCAGAGGGTACGGTAAGCATTACCGCCAGCGGTCAGAGTAAGGCGCTGACGCTGAGTTACACTAATGTGTTCGGTGTTTGCTGGGATACGAGCAATTCGAGCACGGCGCTGACGCGCTTAACTCCGAGCACTGACCCTTACGGACTGGTTACGCGGTCGGTGACAACTGAGCCTAAACCTGCGGTCGGTACTGGTTCGGGCAGTTCGCCTTTTGATAGCTATGCACCGTGGAACGGCATGAAAGAGTGCAATCTGAACAATGCGGGCGCTGTAACAGCATGGAAAGGGGATAGTGGATTCTCGCGTTCCAACAACTTTACCATGGTGTTTATTCCGGAGTTCTATGTTGCGGCGAAACGTAACGGTACGAAGCAGTATTTCTATGTGTCGGATAAGCCCAAGACTGGAATGACGAAACATCCGGGCAGTGGAAAATATATCGGAAAGTATCACATAGGGAGTCAAATCGTAAGCAAGTCCGGCGTATCCCCGCTTGTTGATTATTCTCGTTCATGGTTTAGAACCGGTACGAAGAATAGGGACTCGAAATTCCACCTGTATGATTTCGCAACTTATTGCGCAATTATCTTTCTGTATATTGTGGAATTCGCTGATTGGAACTGTCAAAAAAAAATTGGCTCTGGAATTACTAATGGCAGTATGCATTCGAATGGTGATACAGACAACATGAAGTATCACACAGGGCGTACTAATGATTTTGCTGGCGATGCACAGAATCCAGTGCAGTATCGCTGGATTGAAAACCTGTGGGGTAATGTAAACCAGTGGGTGGACGGCTTCAACGCGAACGGCGCGGAAGCATACTACTGCACCGACCCGAGCAAGTACGCGGACGATACAGCAACCGGTTATACCAATATCGGCACGCTGCCCGCAAGCGGTTGGATTAAGGACTTGACCGTTACCGATAATGGTCTACTCATTCCGAAAACGTCTGGCGGCTCGGAAACAACATACATCCCGGACTACGTTTATTCCTCGTCTGGTTGGCGCGTGTTGTCTGTTGGTGGCAACTGGAGCGACGGTGCGAATGCAGGTCTGTTGTTCTTCGTTGCGATCTACGCTTCGTCGTATTCGTACTCGACCTTTTCCGCGCGTCTCCTGTGCGAACCCTGAAAGGAGTGATCTAAATGAAGGTACACGGCGACAACAAGCCGGAGAAAATCTCCGCAGGCAGTATGCCAAACAAGCTCGGCAGGGCATGGGTGCGTATCTGCCTCAACGCCAAGCAGGAAACGGACAAGGACGGTCATACCGGTTGGGTGTACGATGAGTACATTACTGAGGTGGATGACACACCCGGTCTGTTAGACGAGGTAACAGCCAACTACGACAATCTGCTGCGGGAAGCCAAGGCGAACGAGAAAAGCAAGGCTGACCTCGTGGCAGAAAATGAAGAACTGGTGGCGCAGAACGCAATGCTTAAGCAGCAGGTGGCTGCGCTGACCGATCAGCAGTCTTTTTACGAAGACTGCATCGTGGAAATGGCGCAAATTGTTTATGCGTAAGTTAATCAACAATATTCGAGAACGTTTTGAAAGGACGGTTATTATGATGGCAATTTTGTTCGCGCAGAGAGTAATCCTCGGCAAGTGTGAGTTTGAGCAGGTGCCGAAGAAGTTGCGGAAGCAGGTAGCGGAAATCCTGATCGACGAGTGCGGTATGCCGGAGCTTGTGCCTGCTGAGTTCGGCGGTACGGCGGAGTAAGCACACGATAAACACAACGGAAAAGGAGTAAAGTTATGTATCCCAACAACATCTACATCAAGAACTACGCAGAAGTGAAGAAGTACCACGGAGACATGGGCGTGCAGCTCGATAAGTTCGATAACGCCCACAACCTCAAGCATGACGCGCTCTCGCGCGCTCAGTACAAGCACTGGCGCGCACAGCAGACCGGCGTGCCTGAACTTCTCAGCGTTGAGGATAAGCGTCTGCTGGGGATTTGATTATGCCGACGGAAGTTATCTGCACCATTATCACAGGTGCTGCCGGAATTATCTGCGCTGCTATGGCGGCGCAGTCCGGCAAGCGTGATAAGAGAGCAAGGGAAGAAGCGGAGCGGGTAAACCGGAGAGCGGAACAACGAGCCAAAGAGGGACGCTTGCAGCTTGCAATGATTAACGCAAACTGTCAGCTTACCGTTGGCGTAGCAATGGCGTTAAAGCGCGGTCACTGCAACGGTGAGGTAGAAGCAGGGCTTGCGGCTATTGAAAAGACGACGAAGGAATACGAGCAGTTCTTAGAAGGAATTGCTATAGACCATATTGCGAGGTGAGAGTATGAAGGTAAATATCCCTGTACGAATGAAGAACCCGTGGTTTTGGGTTGGCGTGGTGTCCGTAGCGATTACGGCGATTGGCGTTGACCCGCAGACATTTACGAGTTGGGCGGCTGTGTGGGACGGCATTGTTTCGGTGCTGTCTAATCCGGTGCAGCTCTGCACCATGTGCCTTGCGGTGCTGAGCGTGTTCATTGACCCGACGACGGCGGGCATTACGGATTCCAAAACGGCGCTGACCTACACCGCACCGAAAAAGAAGGGTGAGTAAATGAGTATTCCATTTAAGCAGTGTAATGAACGAAACTACCGCAAGGGCAGAGAGTTCCCAATCAACTGGATTTGCCTGCACTTTACGTCCGGCAACGGCGATACGGCACAGAATAACGCGGATTATTTCGCGCGTGAGGGCGGTTTGAACGCAAGCGCACATTATTTCGTGGATACGGAAAGAATCGTGCAGAGCGTAAAGGACGGCGACACGGCATGGCATTGCGGCAGGGAACGCGGCGGAAGCTATTACAACGACTGCCGGAACGCTAATTCTATCGGCATTGAGATGTGCAGCGTTATCCGGAATGGCGTGTACGTTATCCCGGAAGAGACCATGAAGCGTGCAGCAAAGCTGACCCGTGAGCTGATGGCAAAGTACCATGTTCCGGTATCCCGCGTGTGCCGTCACTATGATGTGACCCACAAGCAGTGCCCGGAACCGTGGGTACGCAATCCACAGTTGTGGCAGAAATTCAAAACCATGCTGACAGAGAAAGAGGTTGAAGACATGACTGAACAGCAGACACGAAACATTGTAAAGCAGGAGATTGCCAACGCTGAAAAGGCAAAGAAGGTTTACGACACGGTAGACGCAGTCCCCGCGTGGGGCAAGGCAACCGTACAGAAGCTGGTGAACAAGGGCTTTCTGCAGGGTGACGATCAGGGCAAGCTGGCACTGACGACCGACCTGCTGCGCCTGCTGGTTATCAACGACCGTGCACGCCTTTACGGCTAAGTTGCGGACGGACATAAAAGATGGTATAATTCTATCAAGATTGAAAAAGTGCATTGTTCCTGCGCTCCTCGAAGCCTTATGAACCTACATATGGTATTGACGTAGAGGACACGGGACGGTGTGTTTTTATAGGGTGCGAAGCGCGAAAGTGTGTCGCACCCGATTTTTTATACAAGGGGAAAGATATGCGGTGACACCATAACAAGGGGATACCGCATGAAATTAACGGAATTTACAAGGCCGGAGGTGGAATACTTCCGGCGTGAGTGCAATTTTACACCAGAAGAACGCGCCGTGTTTGACCTACGAACATCGGCGCGCTCTATTACTCAGATTTGCATGACGCTGCACATGAGCGAAAGCACGGTGCATCGTCGGTTGAACAGCATCAAATGCAAAATGCTGCGCGTGCTGTGACAGCAAGTTGACAGATTTGTGACAGGTTTTCACGCCCGGCAGACCTTATACTGAAAGTATAAGGAAGTGATCGCATGAGTTACGAACAGAGACTTGAACGCATGGGGTATGACCCTGAGTGCGCTCGTCGCATTGTAGCAGTTTACCGCAACGCAGGCAATACAGATTGCTTAGAGGAGTATATATCCTACAAAGAAGCGGTAAGTAAATCCATCAGCGAACACGTTACGGAGGTGCTGGGTTAATGGCATATCCTTATGGTTACACTGGCTACACGCCGCAGTATCAACAGCAATACCCGCAACAGCCAATGCAGACACCAATGCAACAGCAGGTGCAATCTCCACAGCATATTGTACGACCTGTGGCAAGCGTGGAGGAAGCGCGTGCGGTACAGACGGACTTTTCCGGTGCGCTTACTATCATGCCGGACACGGCACACGGCGCGATTTACACCAAACAGCTTAATTTGCAAACCGGCTGTGCTGACTTTGTGATGTATCGCAGAGCACAGGAGCCGGAAACGAATAAACCTGCGGAAATAGATTTGTCAGATTATGTTCCGAGAACGGAATTCAACGAGCTTATCCGACGGTTTAACAAGTTATGTGAACAACTGGGAGGTGCAAACGATGGTAAATAATCCGATGATGCAGGTGTTGCAGCTTATGAGGAACGGCGGGAATCCTATGGCAATGCTGAACCAAATGACCGGCAATAATCCCATGGTGAGCACCCTAATGAAATCCATGCAGGGAAAAAGCCCGGACGCGCTGCGGCAGATGGCAATGAACATTGCAAAGGAACGAGGAATCGACCTCGATCAGTTTGCACAGCAGTTCGGCATGAACATCAAGTAAATATCCAATTTTCAGTTTTGACGGAATCTTGATGAAAATCCGACGTGAATTTGTCATGTTCGGAAAGCGTACGGTTCCGATCAAATATAACTGAAAAGGAGAATTACACTATGAGTGACGATTCGATGGCTCTGGGCTATGCACTGGGTCAGGACAGCAACGGTAGCAACAACGGCTCCGGCATGTGGGGTGGCGATGGCTCTTGGATTTTTGCGTTTCTGATTATCGCGCTGATCTTCGGCGGCAACGGCTGGGGCTGGGGCAACAACGGCGGAGCAAGCGGCGCAGGCTATCAGGGCGCGGTAACGCGCAGTGACCTGTGCAGCGAGTTCAACTTTAACGACCTGTCTCGTTCGGTTCTGGGCATCCAGAACGGCCTGTGCGACGGCTTTTACGCCGTGAATAACGGCATGCTTACCGGCTTTAATACGCTCGGCAGCGCGGTTTCTAACGGCTTCCACGGTGTAGACAACGCAATTTGTCAGCTCGGCTACCAGAACGCACAGCTTATCAACGGCGTAAACCAGGGCATGAACACCGGCTTTAACGGCGTTACCGCAGGTCTTACCGCACTGGGTACGCAGATGGCTTCCTGCTGCTGCGACACGCAGCGTCAGATCGAGCGCGGTTTCTGCGATACCAACTACAACGCGGCTACCAATGCGCGTGACATTATCCAGACTGCGCACAACGACACCGACCGCATTATTGCACGCATCGACCAGATGGAGAGCACCCGTCAGGCGGAGAAGATCGCGGCACTCCAGAATGAG